TCTGCTCTACCCGTTCTAATAACTAATGCAAGTGCATCTGGAGAATACTTCTCTAATTTATATAGAGATTCCTCTACTATTTCTTTTATCTCGTTAAGCATTAATTAGCTTTTTTAGTTTTTTTAGCTTTTTTAGCTTTAGGTTTATCCATCTCTTCCCAACCATTAGCTTTTGCTTTAGCTATATCAGAATCTTTAAATTCTTTTATAAGTTTTGTTCCATTCTCTTTTGTAATTGTTAATTTCATCTTAAATCTCCGATTAATAATAGGGGGGAATAAACCCCCCTATATATTTTAGATTAAACTACTATCTTTATGAAGCAGGACTAACTAATGCGAAAACTTTTTGGTTTCCGGCAGTTGTGCTTCCAGTAGCTGTGCATCCATATACACTATCTGCAACGAATCGTGTAGATAATGATGCTAAGTGATAGTCACTTTGTACTCTTGCTTTCATTCCTGCTGCATAAGCAATATGTAAAGCATCTTTATGTACTAAGAAACCTAATAGTTTTTCAGATTCATCAGAAACACCATTAGCACTAAAGTTACCAACTGGAGCAGAAGATTGTGCTTGTGTAGCAGAACCTGCACCATAATGTTGAAAGTTATTACTAACAACAACATTTACACCACCTAATTTACCTGCAAATCCACTAATAAATGGAACTTCGCCACCAAGAGATGTTCCTACACCATCATATCTAGCAAAGTCGCCTAATTTAAATAGACTAGAATAACATTTAGGAACTAATACCATAGTAAAGTCTTCAAGATTTGAATCATTTGTATGGATAGCTTCTACCATGTTAGACACACCTGCTGTTATAATGTCATATGAATCGTGAGTTGTATTAAGTTCAACAGTATTTCCTGCTTGAGTTCCGTCATCAGTACCATTAGCATAATTAAATCCAATTTGCTCAAATAACTTAATTGCAACATATGCATCTATTTTTTTAGCTAAAGCATAGCCTAATTTAGATGTATAAAGATTCATAACATCATAGCTTGATTGTACTTTTGCAACATCAGTAATAGAGATTGCACTATGAATCGCTTGATTAATATCCAAAGTGTACTCATCTTCTGTATCAGTTGTTTTAGCAAAAGCTAAGTTAGTATCTATTAAAGTTTCTACAGCAGCAGTACCACCACCATAAGTGTCACTTGCTGTTAACTCTGTATGTTTTGGTAAATGGATTCTATCTCCACCACCTGCAACCATTGCAGATTGGTCAGTTGCTAATTTAGCAAAGACAAGATTTTTTTCCATATAATCCATTATTGATGCTCCCCAAATTTCTGGTATAAAATTTTGGAGCGAGGAAGTTGCACTATCGGAGTCTTGTAAACCACCGGCTAGAGCAATATTGTTTGTTCCGGCTAATGCCATAATATTCTCCTAACATTCATTTTATCTTATCCTCAACTGCTCTTTTTTACAGAGCCTTCGGTCAGATTATTAATTGTTGAGAATCTTACCTTCTGTTAGCACCTTTTTGTGCTTGTTGGGTATAAAATGCTCTTCTTTGTTCTTCAGTCATATTAGCCCAATCATTTACATTCCCTAACTCTACATCTCTTACTACTCCCGGAGTATGAGCAGGGTTTAAAGGTTTTGATTCATTCATTTTAACTACAACTTCTAAAGTTTCTGTATCTTTATCAGCCATAACTTCTCTATTATCTTCTGGCAACTGACTTAATAAGTATTCTCTACGAGCCTGTTCATGTGCCTTCCATTTATCTTTATAAGGAAGAGCATTGTCAAGTTTAGATTGCAAGTCTTCAGAGAGTTCTTTATACTGTTCATTCTCTTTCATAGCTGCTATCTTATCTTTTTCTTTTTGTTTTTGATACTCTAATATTTTGGCTTCTGCCTTTTGAGCTCGTTTGCGATACTTCTTAGACTGTTGTGTTTCATCTAACAACATTGCCTTATAATCAGAATTTTCTAATACACTTTCATTCTGTTTGTCCATCTGACTTGGTACTGCTTCTTCATTCTGCTGAATGCTATCTTCTGTCATTTTAATCTCCATTTTTTAAATTTAACGACATCGAAATTTAATTTAATTAAATTATGATTGTCAAGTACTAAGATAATCCCATTCTATCTATCTCGTGTCCTAAGTAGTCTTCCATAGCCTCTAAAGTTTCCAAAGGGAAGAAAAAATTCTCTCCATGTATCTTTAGCTCTGCTAATTCTTCAGACTCTATATTAGCAGAGTCCATTATATCTTCAATTAAATTTTGAAAGGTTTTAAGTAACTTGTTCATATTATTCTTTTTCATAGGTAGTCCTTTCTTATTACTTGATTGTAAATTTAACTCCCCTTGTCTTAAACCCTTTTTGCATTTTATAACTTTGATGTTCTTTTACACCAAAACCTAAAGCTTGTCTCATCCTATTGACATAATCTATATCTCTAAAAATTTTATTAAATGGACTATCTTTAGATTTAGTATCTAAAAAATATCCCGGGACTCTTCTATGTGGTCTTGCTTTATCAAGTACAGCAGAGTAGTCTCCATTAGGAAGTCCTTTAGTATTACGACTTCTTCCTTTATGTTTTCCAGTATAGTGTATTGGTTTAGCTGTATTAATTATTTCATACTCAAATGTATTTGCATTTGTTTTTACTTTCAATCCACGAAAAAGATTTCCAGACATATATAATCTTGACTCACTATTTTCATAGTTAAGATTCATACCCTTTTTTTTGACTCGTTCTCTAAACTTTATTGTTGATGGAGCTAAAGGTTTAAACTTAGAACCTTTTTTACCAATAGCAGTTAAACCTCTAGATAGTCTTTTCTTTAATTCTTTTTCTAAAGCTATTCCCCAGCCAGTAAAAAGCTCTGCATTTACTTTTTTAAAATCTCTTCTCCAACCACCTCTTTTTTTCATTCTCTTATCAGAAAGAAAATCAAGACTAGCAGGTAAGCTTTTTTCAAAAAAAGGCACTAAATTATCTCTTCATTAGAATCTATGGAGGGTTCTTCTTGCGAGTTTCCTAAATTTTTATCAATTATTTTTTTAGCCATTTCTTCAGTCATGTCAGTTCGGTCTCTAACCATAATTTGTTCTAAAGTTACTAAACCTTTTTCTAAATCCCAATTATCTTTTGCAATTTGCTCATTAACACCTCTTGGATATTCTGGCTCTGTAAAGTCTATTGCAAAATTAGGAGCTAAGTTTATACCATTAGAAAGAGCAATTTTTCTTTCTACTTTAAAAAGGTCTTGCTCTAACATTCTCCAATTTTCTAAATCGTCTTTAGAATCTTCAATATGTTCAAAATCTTTTATGCGAAGAGCCAGACCACTAGAAGGTCTATCTTGGCTTGACTCAAAAGAAACATTCATGTGGCGAGATAAAGCTAACATCTCTATTTTGAATTGTAATATTTCCATAACTTTCTTTGGGTCTCCTCCCGGAGTTTCTATTCCAAAGGTTCCACCTTCTGGTAAGTTAATAATTGTATCTGAACCCATTCTTTCTATTGGCTTGTCATCATAAACTCCAGTTGCAAATGGTTGTCCAAACATTTGAAAGCGAAGTCCTAACATAAGTTCAGTCATTAAGATATTACAATGTTCATTTACAGAGATAACATCTGTTGCACCCTCTGCATAAAAATCATCTATTTGTGGAATATCTCTTGGAAAGATAAAAGGCAAAACACCATAAGGATTTGGATGCTCTTCAACTATTTCTCCTTTTTCGTTAACCACCATGTAAACAGAATCATCCCAATAGGCAAAGTTACAAGGTTTTTCATAATTAACATCTTCTGTTGGCATCAATATAGGATAAAATATTCCAATAGGTTGATAAGGATTGTCGCCAAATACGGCATCGTAAGCATTAACTGTATAATATTCAAAACAAAATTCATCTCCTTTATCCTCATAGGCTACTCTAACAGCAGGGTTACCAAGCAAGTTAGTCATTCTTTCGATATGTTTAAATCTTACATTTTTATACTTTGTTAAAGAGTTGTACTTTTTATTTTCTTCTCCATTTATTTTTCTAGTCGGAGGAAGTGTATAAACTCTTGACTTCTTATCAATAAACTTTCTTGTCAAGTTGATATTGTAAATAGGAACTTCTTGAAAAGATTTAGAATCAAAGTAATCTTCAATGTATTGCCATGTAGAAGTATTAGTATAATAATTTAATAGCTTCTCTATCTTTCTTCTTCGATACATTGCTTTTTCTAATTTAAATTCTTCTATGGATTGTCTTATAATGTCATCGGGATATGCCATATTAGCCTCTCAAAGTTGTTCTGAATTTATTATTTTTAATTGGAAAACGATTAATAAAGAAATATCTCATCATATCACAACCATGGTCATGATAGCCATCTTTGATTGGGTCTGGTTTCAAATGAGTTCCTTCTTTGTGTTCTGGGTATCTGTAATTTTCCAAGTCTGCTGCTAGTCCTTTACAAGATTTGTCTAAGTGTAGGAATCTCTCGCCTTCTGAATTCTCAATAAATCCTCTTACATGAGAGATACCGGATGCTACATTTCGGCTTACTCTATCTTTTACGGAGTAAATCGACATTCCAAACTTACGAAAAATTTCTGAATCTCCCAAGCCCGATTGTCCTTGAACATTTCTACCGGCAGGGTCTCCAAAGTATTGTTGGACTCTGTATGGTCGAGACTTTACCCTTTTTGCGAGTATATCTGTCTTAATATTTTGTTCGTGAGATATTTCATCTATAGCATAAATATGCCATTTTCCATTTATTCGGTTCGTTTGAAACCATCCGACACTCGGCATACGATAGCCAAAATCAATAGAGCAAAAAGTAGGCAAGTTTGGAGTATAAGGGAAATGACCACAATCGATATTTCTATCAAAAGGATAGACCCTTCCTGCAAGGCTCGTAAAAAGTGCTGCATACTCTTGGTCAAAGACTTCTCTAGACATATTCCTCTTTGCTTCAACAAGGTCGGAGTCATTTTGACCGTCTCGATAAGCAAATTCATTCTCCCACGAAGGGCTGTTAAAGGATTCCCAATCTTCATCATCTTGTCCTTTCAAGTATAAATCATACACCCAGTTATAACCTTCGGGTGTTGTTATAAAGATTGCAGAACCTTTTCTATCAGACAAGGTTGGGCGAAGATACATCTCCCATACAATCTTCTTCTGTTTAGCTGCTTCGTCTAAAATTAACAAATCTAAACCTTCTCCCACAAGAGAATTCGGATTATCTGCCGATTTTGCTTCAAAAGTAGAGCCTGTAACGGTCTCGATATACATATCTTTGTATGATGCTCTTCTTGTTGGTACATTTTTTTTCGGGTCTGGGTTCTGAACGATTGAATGCCATACTTCTCTAAATACTTTTTCAGCAGTTTGGTAAGTTGGAGCCACTACCCAACTACGAGTCTTCTTCATATTGAGCATTATTTCTATTTCTTTGGAGGCTGCTACAGACTTTCCCCACCTTCTACCACATACAGCTACTGTAAATCGTTTTCTTTTCTCTGGAAAGTGTAGTTTAAGTTGTCCTTTATGAGGAGTGTAGCTTGTAAAGTCAAAC